TGGGGACTGCTCGGGCCGATTGTCGCGCCATTGATTGGCCTTCTGAAGGGGCTCGCAGCCTTGAAGATCGGCGCGACTATCGCAGGCTGGGCCGGCGCTATCGGCCCATTGCTTGCAGGATTGAAAGGGTTGGGTGCTTTGATCGCTGCAGTCTTCACCGGCCCCGTGGGCTGGATTGTCTTGCTGGTGGCTGCCGGCGTCGCAATTTACATCTTCCGAGATCAGATCGGCAATGCTCTGAAGACAATAGGCAGCCTTTTCAAAAGCGCGTTTGATGGCATCGGCAGGCTGTTGCAGTTAGCTGCAAAGGCCTATTTTGACTTCTATGTTAAACCTGTTCTTGACCTTGCCAAACGCGCATACGATGGCATTTTGAACATATTCAGCCGAATCGGTTCAGCGGTGAAGGGGCCATTTATTGCAGCGGCCAACATCATCAAGACTGTGTTCCGCAATATATTGAACTTTCTTGTCTCTCGTTTAAATGTTTGGATTGGCCGCGTCAATTTCGCTATTAACCTTGCGAATAGGCTGCTAGTTGTAAAAATCCCCAACGTGCCGACGGTCTCAGTACCGCAATTCGCTAAAGGCGGTGTTGTCGGGGGCCCGACGCTGGCAATGGTTGGCGAAGGTGGTGAACGCGAATACATTGTTCCTGAGAGCAAGATGGCCAGAGCTTCAGCCAACTACCTTGCAGGAATGAGAGGCGGTTCTGTGATCCCTGCCTTTGCTGATGGTGGCGTTGTGGGCCCTAATGGAGGCGGTGGCGCTGCCAACACAACTGTTCAGATCACAACAGGGCCGGTACTGCAGCAGGATGGGCAGCGTTATGTGACCGTCGGTGATCTTGAGCGAGCATTGCAAGACTTCAGTACGCAGGTGTTTCGCAATAGCCGTAGCTATGGCGGCAGGCGCTATCAGGGTGCTTACTGATGGGAAGAGCGCAAAGCCAATATCTGCGGATCTTTGACAGCAGTACAACCTACGCTCGCTGGCAGACCTATTACGTCAATCAGACCGTTACATTGGACGGGGCGAGCTGGGAATATGCACCGTTTAGTGCAAGTGGAATTGTCGAATCAGGTGCTAGTGGCGGAAAGTCTGTCTCGATCTCAGTGCCGGCGACCAATACCGTTGTCAATGCTTTCAACCTGGCGCTGAGCTTTGGACGATTTTGCGAGCTGAAGATTTATGAGTTTGACAACAGGCTCGATCAGACGGCTCCACAGGCAGGTCAAGTCCTAATTGCTGCCTATACCGCTGAGGTAGTCAATGTTTCCGGCACCTTCACCAGGCTGAATGTAGAGCTGGGCTCTAGCTTGTCTCCTGTAGGAGCACAAGTTCCGCCGCGTAAGTTCACCAGCTACCTGATCGGCGCACCTCTACGGATATGAGCCTAAACATTTCGGACCCTCTTTCATTGCTGCCGTATCAAAGCGGTCTGGCTGATCCGGTGCTGATTGAGGCTGCTGCGCAGGCAGCTGATGACCTGACAGCCCAGCAGCAGGCCTACAAAATTGGCGATCCTGTCCCTATCGTTTTTTGCAGGCGGGTCAGCAACAACGGCGGAGTTCTGGTTAGCCCTGGCGCAACTGAGGCACGCTACGAGAACGATGGAGTCACCAATGCACTAACCGTCAGCCTTCACTTAGTGCTCAGTGAGGGCGAGCTGCCAACAATCCCGATTAAAGACGTGTTTGTTGGCCCATGCCGCCAAGGGACATGGGATCAGAACTATGACCGCAGATCCGGCACGTGGTTCCCTGGCAACTTCGTCACCACCGTGTCAGGTAAGCAGCCATGGTCCTGCCCCTACTACTGCGGTACGTCAGGACGTTACGAGGACATGACGACTCTGAGCTATGTCAACACCTTCGTTGACGGCAGCCAGCGATGGAACCAGCAGGTTCACGCTTTTGTGCGTGAAGGCATTCAGATTACTCGTATCATCGACAGCACGCTGGGCCCGAGCAACAACGTCATCGATTTGGCGATCTATCTGATGAACCAGTCTGGCCGGATCCCAAGCACACTGATTGATACTGCTCAGATGCTGGCCGCGGCTAATTTCTGCGAAGTGAATGAACTGTTCTACAACGGTGTTTTTTCTGAAAGTCAGAACCTAGACAGCTGGCTAGAAAGAACTAGCAATGACTTCCTGCTGCGACTTGTCGAGACTGATGGCAAGTTTGGATTCAAACCTCGGCTGCCGGTAAACACCGACCAAACCATCAAGACGACTGCGATTTCGTGGGTCTTTACGTTTACAGAAGACCATTTGCTTCCTGATGGCTTTGAGATCCAATACATCGCTCTAGAGGACCGTCTGCCTGTGTGTCTTCAGATGATGTGGCGGCAGCAGCCTGATGCTGATATTGGTTTTGCCCGCACCACTGAGATTAGATTTACAGGCGAGGCACTTGCTGGACCGTTTGAGCAATACGACTTAAGTCAGTTCTGCACCAGTGAATCACACGCTGTTAAAGTCGGCGCTTATCGCCTGGCGAGGCGCAAATATGTAACGCATACGCTGAGGTTGACAGTACGACCAAGCAGCTATAACAGCACACTGACGCTAGGTGATGTGGTTCGTGTGAGATTGCGTCGTGAGACGGCGACCACGGCACTCGACTATCACGACTATCTCTATGAGGTCGAAAGGATAGAAAAAACTGCGAGCGGAGCGTGCGTTTTTGACCTTACACACTTGCCTATTGATGGCCAAGGTAGAAGTCTGGTGGCACTTGAAGTGGCATCAGCAACTGCCTCAAATGTGAACATATCAGCTGGTCGCAGTGATTACAGCTGTGACGATAATTCAGCTTCAGATAACACTGCGCTTGGCATTGACGGGATTGATTACCCCCCAAGCGGTGGCAATTTTGATCCACCCCTTTTTGATTGGACTGCTGTTGGCATTGATGTGCCAACAGACGACACATGGGCGACTGGTGGTGATCCACCTATAGGCCCTAACGTGTCGCTGCCTAGTGGCTCGCCTAGTGGTGGACCAGCCCCAAATGGTGGATGGAACAATCCATCAGACCCCTTAGAGCAGCCACTGGGTTCAGACATAATCACTGGCGCAACTGGGCCCGGTGGCATCCCACAGCCTAGTGATGTCCTTTCTGTATCTGAGACCAATGTTGGATGCCCTGGGCAGGTCTGTTGGTTTAAAATCAACAAAAACACTCTTGTCGAGACTCTAATATCCTGCCAAAACGAACCTATTGGAGGTGCATGGAATCTATCAATTACAACAAGCGAAATCGACTTCTTTATCAAAGCCGTTGGACGCTGCAAAGACCCATCTACGGCAAGTGGCTTTGGAGTGCCTAGAACTCTTGGCGTAGTCGGACCTGTTGAGGAGTTTGAATGCTTCACGTCTGTGACGGTCAACTACTTAGAAGAAGGCCTGGACGCTGGGACAGTTGGCTGTGGCGGTACGTGCGTCCTAACCGGAACCACGACAACCAAGTCAAGGGCATTCTCATCGCCTGTGACCTTAATCAAGGGATACGAAGATGTCAGCTATGGGAAGATCTCCACGACCTGCGGAGGTTCTGCTCAAACCTGGGCGGAATTGACTGGATGTGATTGGATTTTTGGCATAGGTAATCCATTCGCAGCCGCTAGCGTAACAAGGACCAATGGGGTTACAGATACCTTGATTCTTGCATGGACAGTCTCAAAAACTAGCGGGCAATATATCGCTGGGCAAAAAGTTGCTTACGTATTTGATACAGGCACTAGCGGGGCGACTGGTTGCACGGCTGATCAATACGTAATCAATAGCGTGACATACAACAACACAGTCAGCTGCACATAAATCATGGCAACCTTCCCAGCACTAAACCCAGCAACAAGAACGTACGTTCCAGGCACCAGTGCTAGCACCGAGTTCGCTGTGCTCGATGGCTTTGAGACTAGCGTCCGCCATAGCAATGCCTCAGTCAGTCAAATCTTACGAATGACATTCACTAGGCTAAGCTCTGCCGATACTTTCAACCTTGTGAGCCATTATTCTTTGCATGGCACCTTCGAGCCATTTGACTTGAGCGTGACTACGCT